CCGCGCGGGACACAAACCGGATCAATGGGCTATCCGAATCAAAACAAAATGGAAAAATCAAAGGCAGAAAAACGCTCGAAAACCGGGCGGCGGCGGCAGCGCTACTCAGAACCCTGCAATGGGGCTCCTAGCCCCGCCCCCCTACGCAGCACTACGATTGCGCGGGAGCCCCCGGAAGCCCGCTCCAGCCAGCATCATTTCGATCAGACGGGTCGACTCCTTCAGCACACGCGGGTGCTGGTCGGTCCATGCGGCATACGCTTCATCGCGCAGCATCTCGACGGGGACCGCAGGACCCCACAGCTGCTCAATGGGGAACCTTGACTTACCCGTGCGCTTGAACACGCCGCCACCGTAACGCTTGACCACGAAGGCCGAGCGGAAGCTCTGCGCCCTGCCCCAGATCTTGGCGCGGACGCCGTAGGAGAACTGCTTCGCGCCGAAGAACGACAGTGGCAGGTGGCGGCCGGTGCCGGAGGCGACCGTGGCCATCGTGGCGCGGGTCGAGGATTTGAATCGTGTCGCAGCGTTGACAGCGCCGCGCGGGATGGACGATTGCTGAGCGAGCGATCGGCGCAGTTGCGTGAACGACTTGCGGCCTTCCTTGTTCAGCGCCATCGAGAAGGCACGGCGGGCTTCGCCTTCGCCGAGACGGTTGCACGCTGCTTCGAAGCGGATGCGCACGTCGTCAGCCTCGAGGAACCGAACCCGCATGGCTACCCTCCGATACGCAAAACGCCCGGAGAGCTATCTCCGGGCGCACTTGTGAGCTTTCAATATCGGAACTCTTAGCCGCGCCGCAGTTCCACGTCAAGCGTTTTCATCCATATTTTCAGCATGATAACTGGAGAGCAGCAGCGCGTGGCCGAGAGAAACGCTGCGTGCTCCTGTCTTGTGGATAACTCTCACCTTAGCCGGAACAACCGCACCAGGGCATTCAGTGCAACGCGCAGATTGCCGATGTCTTCCTCCGGCCAGTGCATCGCGTCCTCGTCGATGCAGATCACGCGATGGACGAGCAGGGTCGGACGGCTTCCACGAGACATCCGCTGCTCGCGGTCGCAGACATCGAGCGCGTCCGTGGCCTCCGCGAAGCGCCGCTTCAACTTCTCAATCGCCTCCAGCACCGGTTCGCTGGGACTTGCGCCGAAGATTCCCTCGTTGATCAGCAGGCCTGCCACCGAGCTGGGGCTCGGCATCGGCAGTCCGGTCAAGACATGGTGCTGCCGATACAGCTCGGCGAAGGCAATGCCTGCGTGGTACTGGGTCTCGCTGATCAGTTCCCGGAAGGCGAGCCTGCCCAGAGCTGTACCGAGCCGCTCATCCTTCGCCTGCTTCGCCGTCACGCCGAAGTGGCGGCGGCGCGCATCGATCGCGACCTTCATGGCGTCCCTCTCCGTTTCCTGCCGCGTGCGCTTGCCGCAGGCGTAGCGCTTGCCGGGTTTCCTCTTGCGTCCTCGGGCCATGGCTCACCTCCTCTCCGGATTGTTGGATTCGATCAGCTCTCGCAGCAGCGCTGCGTAGCCGCAGACGTCCACCGCCGAGTCTTCGTGGCCGGGGTCGTGCGCGAGTCGTGCGAGCTTCAGGTCGAGCAGGCAGAGCACGACCTGTGCAGGGGTGATCTCCCTGCCCAGTGTCGCCGACCACCTTGCTGCGATGGCCGCCATGTTGCTGCTGGCATCGCCGTATTGGGCACTGCGCTCAGCAACCACGTTCGCAACGTGCTTGAGGAACATATCCGCTGGGGTGCTCATGCCAGACCTCCGTTGGTCTCGATGGCCCAGAGGAGGATCGCAATCGCGTCGGCCTCGTTGTCATCGGCCGGCTGGAACCCGCGTGCGCGCATGGCGGCGATCATCTCCGACTTGTCGGCATTGCCCTTGCCAGTCGCGAAGCGCTTGATGGTTCCGACGGGCACGCCCTGGTAGGCGAGCCCATGCTCCTCGCACCAGGCGGTGAGGCCGGCGAGGAAGCCGCCGTAGATGTGGGCTGCGTCCGTCGCCACGTGGCGGCGCACTTCCTCGAAGTAGACGACCGCCGGGAGCGCGCGCTCAACGGCCAGCCGGTCGAGCCAGCCGCGGAAGCGGACATAGCGCATGCCGCCGCCGTCATACCGGCTGGGGCGGAAGGACATTGTGCCGCTGTGGGTCTCGGTCCCAAGCCGCAGCGCCCAGCCCATGCTGGTGCCAAGGTCGAGAGCGAGGATGGATCCTGTCGCAGGGCCGGGTCTGGCGGCAGGTAGAGTCTGGGCATTCGAAGCCATGATGGTCTCCGTCATGAGGGTGATGGGGTGATGGTCAGAAGGGTCGAGTCAGGTCAGGTCAGGTCAGATCGGAGGCGGTCTGGCGAACCCCCCGGGGCCGCCGGGAAGTGGAGAAAGCGCCAAGCGCAAGCGCAGGCGCTCTCCACCCCCGGAGGGGGTGGTTTCACCCCCACAACTTGAGTTGGAAAGTAAGTCACTGACAAAAATGAAGAAATTCAAGTTGGGAAAGGCGAAACAGCAGATCGATTTCCCAACTGGTTTCTGCGCATCTGAGCGGGGTGTTGCGTGGTCCTGCGGGGGAAGTTGGGAAAACCGTTCCCAACTGGTTTGTGCGCGGTACGGAGTGCTGGCGCGCAGTACTGCGGGGATAGTTGGGAAGTTGGGAAAAACCTTTCCCAACTGGATTCTGCGCAATTCTGCGGGGAACAACCTGGTCATTCCACATCCTCCGCATAGACCCAAAGGTCGGGGTTTTCGTCGGGGAGCGCAGCGCCGGTATGGGGGCATTTGATGATGCCGGGGACGACTGGCACGAGCGGCCGGACAACCTCACCGGTCTGAGGATCGGTCTCCTCCTTGGCAGACGGCGCGACCATTCCCTCGACGCACACGTAGCCGAAGCGGGAGGTGGTCTTCGGATATCCGAACGGCGCCCCATCCCGCAGGAACTTGATGAAGCCCTTCGTCGCGAGCACACTGATGCGGTCACGGATCGTGTCCTTGCCGCCAAGGCCAAGGGTATTCTCGAACTTCTCGGCGAATTGCAGCGCGGTGTAGAGGCGTCCTTCGCCGGCTTCCTCGAAGATGGTCTCAACGATCGCACCGCCTTTGCGCGCACGCTCGGCATCGAGCTTGGCGCCCGCCTCCTTGCGAACCAGGCGCTCGTTCATCGGGTTGAGCTCGACCCACCGGCCATTCTCCTTGTCGATGAGCTTGGGCTGCAGCGCCGGGCCGTTGCGAAGCTCGATTTCCAGCTTGCGTATGGTGCTTTCCTCGTCGGGCCGGTGCATCAAGAGCCCCGAGGTATAAATGCCACGCAGCGCGCTGGCGCCGGACAGGGCCTGGAAGGGATCTTCCATCACGGCCTTGCGGTTCATCTTCTTGGTGTGGTGGGCAAGAATGACGCCGCAGTCGGGCGCCACGGCCTCGCGCAGGCGCTCCACCCGCTCGGTGAGGAAGAACATCATGGCCGCGTTGTCGTTCTCGCCGCCGCCTTCCTCGCCGCCGTCGAACAGGTTGCGGATCGGGTCCAGGCAGATGATGTCCGGCGGTGCGTCGGGAAACCGGACCCGAACGGCCTCAACTACCAGGGCGAGGCCCTTGTCGTCGAGGATCATGCGCAGCTTCGGCGTGGCGAACAGATTGCCGCGAGCCCCAGCGATCACCGCCCCATCCAGTCTGATCTGCTGCATGCGCTCCCGGAGGTAATGGTACTGGATCTCCGCCTGCAGATAGAAGACGCGCAGGGCCTGAGGGGGCGTGAAGCCGAGGAACGGCACCCCGGCCGCCATGTGGGCGAGAAGGCTGATCAGGAAATCGCTCTTTCCCACCTTCGGCGCGCCACCCAGGACCAGCAAGCCGCCCGGTGTCAGGACGCGCGGCGCGATGATGTCCGGCGGCATGGGCGAGCGGTCGTCACGCAACTGACCAAAGGAGAACACCGGCAGCGGCTCGGCCTCCTGCTCAGGATCCGCCTCATTGCGCAGCAGCGCCGGGCCGTTCTTCTTCACATGCAGCGCCCAGATGCGGTCGGCCTCCTGCTTCAGCCGCTCGACGGGCCATGCGGGCCGCAGCATGGCGGCGTTGTACTGGCAGATGGCTTCCCATCCGTCGTTGGGGCTGAGCTTTCCCTCATGCACCAGGCGCACGTAATGGCCGATTACCGCGCTGGCGCCCTCGAAGCGCGTCCACTGGTCGCTGCCGCCCTCATGCACCGGGGTGGTGAGGATCGCGTCGATGGAAGGCTTCACATGCCTTTCCGCCCCAGGCTCCGCGCCCATACCGGGAATGAACGGCATGGCGGCAACCCGCTCGGCGAAATCACCCAGGTCCACCTCGACCGCATGGTACTCGCGAATCTGGACGAGCCGCTGGAAGCCGCCCTTGTGATAGACGGAGCCTGCCACGCGGATCGGCTGGTGGGCTGAGCGGAAATGCGTGTCGCCCGCCACCTTCATTGCAATGCCGCCGCGCAGGTGGCACAGGGTGGCGAGATCTTCAGCTGTCGCGGCCTCGGTGAGCTTCCACCACACATGCAGCTTGAGCGCGCCTTCGGGCGTGCGGCCGCCGCTCTCCACCACAAGTGTGGGGGTGCCGAGATGGTGGACCAGGTGCGCCAGCTTGGCGATAATGTCGCCCGCATCAAGGTCGACCACGATCGCCTGCATCTGGACAACTTCATGGGCGCGCGCCTGCCCCTGCGCTGCCACGGTGCCAGGGATGACGTATAGGGCCGCCCCCTCACGCCACGCCCAGGTGGCGAAGGTCTTCAGCTTGTCAAAG